AAGAATTTTATTCTTTAACCGGTGATTATATGTCAACAAACATGTTTAAACATAATAATATGGTTCCCTTTAATGGTGGTAAACCAAAAGGACAAATTTATAATAATAATAATGCTGAAACAATTTTAGATAATTATGTAGGTAGTGGTTCTCAAGTTATAAAAAAAATAGAACAAGCGCCTTTGTTTAAACCTCAAGAAAATGTTCAATGGACATATGGTATGCCAGATATGAGTGATTTTTATCAATCTAGACAAAATCCAGTAAATAGAAATAATATGGTTAAACCATTTGAATCTATTCGTGTTGGTCCTGGTTTAGACAAAGGATATAGCGCAGATGGAAGTAATGGTTTTAATTCTGGTATGGAAGTACGTGATAAATGGTTGCCAAAAAATGTAGATGAACTTCGTATAGCAACAAATCCAAAACAAGAATATGATCTTAATGGATTACAAGGTCCAGCGCAATCTGTTATAAAAAATGTTGGCATTGAAGGAAAAGTTGAAAAATATAGACCAGATACATTTTTTATTAATACTCAAGATCGTTGGTTAACTACAACTGGAGTAGAAAAAGCAGGACAATTAGTACCAAATTTTGTGGTAAAACCATCAACAAGAAATGAAACAACAACATATCAACATGGAACTCCAAATAGTGTTATAAAAACAGCAAGTTATGTTCCTAAATGTCATGAAGAAACAAAAAGAATTCAATTAGACGGATTTAATGTAGGGCATTCATTTGCGACAGGAACTGCTCCATTACAACATCAATCATCAGACAAAAGTCATAATAGTCATACAAATTATGAAAATAATCGTTCAGTAAATAAACAACCACAACCTTTTGGTTCTGGATTTTCTAGTGCTATTGGAGCAGTAATTAGTCCAATTATGGATATATTAAAACCTTCAAGAAAAGAAGAATATTCTTGTAATATGCGCATTTATGGTAATATGGTTGGTCAAGTTCCTGAAAACTATGTATTAACTCCAGGAGATATTACAAATACAACAATAAAAGAAACTACTCTTTATCAACCAAATGGGTATATTAATAGTCAAAAAGATAATGCTGGTTATTTAGTGAATGAACAAAACCCAATAGCAAATCAAAGAGATAGTGTTAATCATGAAAGTTTTATGGGAATGTCATCTAATCACGGAAATCGACAATATGACGCGGTTTATCGTCAAACTAACAATCAAGTAAAAGAAAAAAGTGTAGTAGCGCGCACAAATCAAGGGAATGCGAAACATTTTAATTCTCAAATGAATGTTACAATGTCAAAATTAGATTCTGACAGAGAAAATAACAGGTTATGGGCTCCACAAAGTATATTAAATGCTGGTCCTTCAATGCAAACACACGGAAGAGCAAATATGCCACAATACTACGATAATTGTCAAGGTTGTGAACGCATCGCGCCTGATATTTTAAATGCATTTAAAGAAAATCCGTATACTCATAGTTTGTCTAGTGCTGTCTAATATATATTTACTGTATGTGTAAATACTTCACTAGAAGGGTCATTAGTATGGTATATATTTTTTGTTACTAAAGAATAAGAATCGGTCCATGTGTTGCTTCCATTTGCACCTAACCAGAATTCACATATAAATCTGTCATTTTCTACTAAATTAATAGGAATTTCAATTGGACTACACGAAATTAAATAACTTCCTCTTGCCCACCAAAAATTAAACCACATAAATCCATCTTTTGCAGGGAAAACCCCTGCTTTTTGTATTTCTGGAAAATTTTGAAAAATAAATAAAGTAGTATCCCAATCTAAGAATGTACTTTTAGTTAATTTTTGTTCAACCAAAGTTCTATGTTGAGATGGATTCCAATTAACCATGCCTTTGCTATGTAAATAAATAAATATTTTATTTGGATTAATTAGAGCTAATTCTCTAATTTTTATTAAACCAGGAAACTCATATAAATTTTCATATACTTCTGTAATATTAATAGTATCATTAGTAATATGTTCTAATAATAATTTAGCTTCTTGTATTTCATTAGGGGTTCCTAGTAATACAACGTGTAGCGTACTTATTTTTAAAATACCACTATTATAAATATCTCTCATTTGTCCTGTTATAATATTTTTCCATTTTGGTCCATTATACAAATATGCATAATAAACTATATATATAGGTTTGTTTAAAATATTATTAACATTATGGTCATCAATATAATCATTTAAATTATGTTTATTGTTTAAAAAGTGATAAATAGCGTTATCTTTGGTACATTTATCTATGGTGTCAAATGTATCTCTATTAAATAAAATATATTTTTTCCAATTAAAATTATCTGATACATTACAATATTTTCTATGTTCAAATCTTCCATGTTGTAAATAATGATTTTCTAATAATTGTTTATTAGATCCATACGCATTAAACAAATCTGGATAATTGTTTGAATAAAAAATATAATCAAACCCTTGAGGTAAATTATTCATCATAAATTTACGTTATATTCTTTATATTTAAATATAAATATAAATATAAATATGTAATATTAGAATATAAAAATACTTTTTCAATATTAAATAGCATTTAAATGTCATTAGACATTCATCAAAATATAAAAGAAAAATTAAAATACTTTTATTCGATTCATAAGATACCAAATATTATTTTTAATGGTTCTAGTGGGTCAGGAAAAAGTACTATTGTCAATGATTTTATTTCGTTAATTTACGAAGGAAATAAAGAAAAAATAAAGGATTTTGTAATGTATGTTAATTGTGCTCATGGAAAAGGTATTAAATTTATTAGGGAGGACTTAAAATTTTTTGCAAAAACTCATATTCATTCAAATGGAGGAGATACCTTCAAAAGTATAGTGTTATTTAATGGTGATAAACTAACAATGGACGCTCAGTCAGCATTACGTAGATGTATTGAATTATTTAGTCATAATACACGTTTTTTTATAATTGTTGAGGATAAATATAAATTATTAAAACCAATTTTATCACGTTTTTGTGAAATTTATATTTCTGAACCGGAATTAAAAGGTAAAATAATAAATTTGTATAAATATAATCTTGAAGAAACTTTTAAACTAACAAATGTAGAAAATCAAAGAAGTGATTGGTTAAAAAAAGAAATTCAAAAATCAATAAAAACAACAATGAAACATGAAGATTTGCAATTATTTGTAACAAAATTATATGAAAAGGCTTATAATGCGTTAGATGTAATAAAATTAATTGAAGATGGATGTTTTGTAATAGTTCAAGATAAAAGATATGAACTATTAATAGCATTTAACAAAATAAAAAAAGAAATTAGAAATGAAAAATTATTATTAATATTTGTAATAAATTTTACTTTTTTAGATAATAAAATATCTCTTGAAAATGTAACCTTTATATAAATAAATAATTTAGTAAATTAGTAAATTATTAAATATTTTAATTAGTTTAAATAATTAAAATATTTAATCAAATATGTTTATTATGGATGATTTTAATGTTAGTTCATTGCATGAATCAAAGAATGAGTGGGGCGCACGTTTACTTACAATATTAACTCCCCTGATTATTGAAGGGTTTAAATCTATATTTGACGAATCGTATAAACTTTGTAAAGATAACAATGAAACAGGCAAATATTTAATGACATTTCAAAATTTAATTTCAAGAATTCCAAAATGGAATGTAAGTATTATTGAAACAGAAAAAAAAAGAATTATTGATAAAAGCGGATGTTCTTATTTAGAAGAATTGGTTACATGTATTCATATAATACAACTTAAATTATTAACAGCAATGCGTGTAGGTAAAAAACAAAAGAAAATTGATATTAATATACCAAAATTAGACGATTTTATTCACAAATGTTATATTAATGTTGCTAGAAAAATTTACAAAAATGTGTATCTATTTGAATTGAATTGCGCTTCTTTACAAACTCAAAAACATAATAGAGAATTGGAAATAATTGTTCAAGAATGTATATTAAATGCAGTAAGAGATAGTATTCCAATAGAAAGTATTTTAAAGGCATATATGGATGAAACAATTGAAGAAGATGTAATTGAAGAAATAAAGGAACAAATAATTGAACCTGTTGTTAATCCTGAAACACAGGCAATTTTTGAAGGAAAAGATGGAAATATTAGTTTAAAATTTAATGATGTAGATTCAGTTTTATCAAAAAATGGAAAAGAAGAACTAGTTAATGCTCCAAAAACAATTGAAAGACTTGAAGAAATAAGTGCATTAAGAAATATACAAAGAAAAATGGAAGAAGATGAAAATAATGATAAAATTAAGATTTTTAACGAAGAAGCACCATTAGATATGTTAGACATTCATCTAATGAATCCACCAGAAGTAAAATTAAATACAGATATTTTGTTAGATGATATTGAAGTTTTAGCTTAAATATTGATATTTTATAATAAATATTTAATGCGTTATTTGAAATTAAGAAAACTAAAAATATATTGTAATATGAATAATATATTTTTAGTATCAGGAATTATATCAGTAATTTTTTTTATTTTTAAATTTTTAGAAATGCGATATATTAATATTAATGATGAACCAAAACCTTTAAAATTTTTAATTAGAGATTCTTTGTTAGTTTATATTAGTGTTATAATTGGTAGTTTTATATTAGATCAGTTAAAACCAGTAATGAATGAAATAGTTGTTTCAGAAGTTCCATTAGCATTTACAGATAATCCTTCTTTTTAACGCCCAGTCCAAACTTTAACAACTGACTTTATAATTTTTTTTTTATTTAAATCATTCTTATAATCATCATAATTATAAGTAAATGCATTAGGAAACTTAAAAATCTCTCCAAACAACGACTTTATTTGGAGTAATTTTGGATATTCTTCACAAAAAATCAGTCCTAAAATTCTTTCTAAAGAACATCGATCTGTTCTATTGTAAATTGAATTCGCTAAATTAGTAATGTTGTATTTATTTTGTAACATTTCTAAAAAACTTAATTTTATGTAACACTGACAACCAAAACAACCATTGAAGTTATCATTTGTATTTGTGTTATTAACTTTAAAATTAATAATAATTTCTTCTTTTTTATTAATTTTGTAGAATAATTTTTGATTATTTGATAATGCAGATGCTAACCTAAATGTATTTGGCAAGTTTTCTTTATCATATTTAAAATGCCAAAATGGTAGTACTGACATTTTAAATTTGGAAAAATCTATTCTTTGGTGGATAAATAAACTATCGTGTATAATTATAGCATTTTGAAACCATTTATAATTTAAATAATAAATATAAGGAAGTAATTCGCCTCGTCCAGGATATTCTGATTGAATAATTGTTAAATTAGTATATTCAAAATCGGATTTTACAAATTCTGCATTACTATTATCATCAATAATTATAATTTGTTTTAAAGGATAAAATGTTCTGATTAGTTTGACACATTGGTTCCAGTATTGATTTGTTTTTTCTGAATTAACGTGTCTTGTAATAATAAATCCATAGTTTGACATTATTATAATAATATATAATAATTAACTAAATATAACAAGGCAATTCATCAATATTAATCATAATTTCATTTTTGATAATATTTTTACTTGAAACTAAAAATTTGCTAAATTCCTTACGTTCTAATTGTACTTGGGGTGTATGATTATGAACATATCGCGCAATCATTTTATACAATTTAAAATCAGGATAACGTTCAACTCCATTATTTTTATATAAAACATTAATCCCATTGTCATCAATGCACCATTCAACTATTAATTTAACCAACGGAGAACATTCATTTAAATTTTTAATTGTATCAAAATTATCAACAACATAATCAAAAATAGAACAAGCTAATCTACATAAATCAAAACTAAAATTAGGTTCTAAGCGAGGTTTTTTATCATTAACATATGGTTCAGTATTATATTGGGTCGCCGCATCTCCGCCAGTTTGAAAACTATCACTACAAAATAATTTGCCATTTAATTTATATATTGCTCTTCCAAAATCAATTAATTTATATATTTTGCCAAATGTTGGAACTTTATATGTTTTTTTCTTATAAGTATAATAGATAAATTTTTTGTTAGTTGGAATGTACATAATATTATTAGTATGAAGGTCATTATGAGTAAATGAAAACATTTTTTGATAAGTAATTAACATCATTATAATTTGCATTAATGCCGAAAACCATTCTTCCTCGTTTAAAGATTCGTTAATAATTAAATCATCAAATGTATTTTCACAATTTTCTGTACATATAACTTGAACAGGAAATTTTGGAAATGTTAGTATGATAGATTCTTCTTCTTCATCTTCATCATCTTCTTCTTCATCTTCATCTTCGTCTTCTTCTTCTTCTTGTTCACTAATATCTTCATTATCATTATTATTATTTTTAAAAGCATTAGTATTATCATCTTCCTGAATATCTTCTAAGTCATCCAAATCATTATCATTTGTATGAGATGACCTTGATGAACAAGTGGACCCAGATTTAAGAGTGTTAGATTTATTTTGATTAGAAACATCAAAAAAATTAGAATCAGTAATATCTATTAAGTCAAGTCCGATTGTTTTAATATCTTCAAGCGATAATGATTCGCAAAAAATATTTTCAAATATATTATCATCAATAGATTGAACCGATAATACAGATTTTAAACTGGATGAAATTTTTAAAGGTTGTAATATTTTAACTTCATCGTGAGTCATTAAATGAGAATAATCTTCAACTTTAAATAATTTGTTTTGTTGTTTATTGAAAAAATCGGATTTAACTAAATAATCAAGGTCGTCAATAATATTAATATTATAATCATTTTTAATAGCTAAGAAAGACCCATAATAATCAAGTCCATGTATAAATTTATGTTCATGTAAAACTTTGCTTGTTAAAAATGAGAAAAATCCATCAACAAATGAAGAATTATTAGGTTCATAAATTTTAGGATGAACTTTAACATTTTTATCAAATGATGGTAAATTAAATAAGTTGGAATCATTATGATTGTATTTTCCAACTACATATTTGAATGGGTCCAATAATGGCGCCATTTTAATAAAAACTTTTTGTGTGGTAGACATATCATCATCCTCAGAAATATGCTTAAGTTTGCAAGTAAATATGTTGTCTGGGTCATCATCATTATGTTTTAAATCTTTAATATCGGATATAGCCCATTGATGATTTAAATTAATAGAATTCCAATTGGTAGAATTTAATGAAAAAAATCTGTCATAAATTGGTATATAATTTTGAGTATCCGTAAGATTAATTTTCTTGTTAGTTTGAAACTTGTTAAACAAGTTAATATTCTTTCTCTTCTGGTAATTTACTGAAAGCGTCATTTGTCAATAAAAATATTTAATTAAATTATATTTAACTTATTATTTGAGAATATCCTTAATATTTCAAATAATTTATAAAATTCGTAAATATAAAATGTTTTAAATGTATAATATAAATATATGAATTTAGAGTTAAAAAGATTTGATATGAAAAATATTACTTTTAAGCCAAATGAATCCAAGGGACCAGTTATAGTATTAATAGGAAGACGTGATACCGGTAAATCTTTTTTAGTTAGAGATTTGCTCTATTATCATCAGGATATTCCTATTGGAACAGTCATTTCAGGAACAGAAGAAGGCAACGGGTTTTATGGAAAAATGGTGCCAAAATTGTTTATTCATAATGAATACAATACTGCAATTATCGAAAATATTTTAAAAAGACAAAGAGGCGTTTTAAAACAAATTAGAAAAGAAATAGAAACATTTAGACGAAGCACGATTGACCCCAGAACATTTGTAATTTTAGATGATTGTCTTTATGATAATACATGGGCGCGGGATAAAATGATGCGTCTCCTCTTTATGAATGGTCGTCATTGGAAGGTCATGTTACTCATCACAATGCAATATCCTTTAGGCATACCTCCTACGCTAAGAACTAACATTGATTATGTATTTATTTTAAGAGAACCATATATTGCTAATAGAAAGCGTATTTATGAAAATTACGCTGGTATGTTTCCTACATTTGAATCGTTTTGTCAGGTGATGGACCAATGTACTGAGAATTTTGAGTGCTTGGTTATCAATAATAACTCAAAATCTAATAAATTACAAGACCAAGTATTTTGGTACAAGGCAGATGAGCATAATGATTTTAGATTAGGTTCAAAGGAATTTTGGGAATTATCTAAACAAATCAACGATGATGAAGACGATGGGGAACAATATGACCCAAATAATGTGAAAAAACGGGGTCAAGGACCTAAAATAGCGGTAAAAAAGAGCAAATGGTAATAAATTTTAAACTTATTTATAAATTTAAAATATACACTTTGCTCTTCCGGTCGGAAGAGCAAAAATATACACTAAATATGGTAACAAAAACATAAATATGTAACCGGCATTTATGATGCTTTTATATTGCTTTTATTATTAAAAGGAAAAGCAATATAAAGACATATTCATATAATAGAATATAAAATGAGCATAGACATAGTCAATCTTATTGAACAAAATCCAATTACCAAATTATCTGGTAATTATCAAACTAAATTAGT